GTTCCGAGACAGCTCAGAAAATCGCTAGCGCCAGGGTTTGCCACTATTACATTAGCTTTATGAGATCACACTGTTAAGCCGTAGACCTCTTGCAATCACTAGCCTTGCAACCTTTGTAAGCTAGGGTTACAATGCCAGCATCTTCCGCCGTTGCCCGTGGCACTGCCTGCCGCTACAAAAATTGAGATGTGGCCGCTGGACCGGCTGCGACCGTATGAGCGCAATGCGCGGACGCACAGCCCTGAGCAGGTGGCGCAGATCGCCGCGAGCATTCAGGAGTTTGGCTTCACCAATCCGATCCTGGTGGACGGGACCGACGGCATCCTGGCCGGCCATGGGCGCCTGGCGGCGGCGAAGGACATGGGCCTGGCCGAGGTGCCGGTGATCGTGCTTGATCACCTGACGCCCGAGCAGCGCCGGGCCTACATCCTGGCCGACAACCAGCTAGCGCTTAATGCTGGGTGGGATGTTGACCTGCTGAGGGTGGAGATTTCAGGCCTGCAAGATTTGAGCTTTGATCTGGATGTGATCGGGTTCAGCGAGCAGCAGATTGCCGGAATCATGGAGCAGCCAAACTTTGATCCAGCGACCGAGGATGATCAGGGCCAGCTAGACCAGCTAGCGCCAAAAGATGCAAAGGAAATTGATTGCGTTTGCCCGAGCTGTGGCTATGAGTTTATCAAGCAAGTCTGATTTGCGCATTGACTGGGCCAGCCATGCAGCGGCCAAGTATGCATGTGAGCGTTGGCATTATTCGCGGTGTGTACCAAATCAAAAGACTGTCAAGATTGGAGTGTGGGAAAATTCAGCGTTTATAGGCTGTGTTTTATTTGGAGATGGTGCTAACCCTGGAATTGTTAAGCCTTATGGGTTGGAAAGCGTGGAAGGCTGCGAGCTGGTGAGGGTTGCTCTTGCAAAACACGCCTCGCCTGTTTCTAGAATAATTGCACTTTCGTTTAAGTTTTTGAAAGCAAAATGCCCAAGGCTTCGCCTGGTGGTTTCGTTTGCCGATCCTGAGCAAGGGCACCATGGCGGGATTTATCAGGCAGGTAACTGGATCTATGCCGGCCAGACATTGCCAGCCGACGAGTACATGGTAAACGGTGTAAGAATGCACGGGCGAGCACTCCGACAAACCCGTAGCACTCACAAAAGAAAAAGCTTACACGCTAAAAACATAGAAGAATGGGCAAAAATAGTGCTAGACCCCAACATCAGGAAAATAGAAGGCAGCAGCAAGCACCGCTACCTGATGCCTCTCGACGACGAGATGCGGGCTAGGATTCTGCCGTTGGCTCAGCCATACCCCAAGCGTCCGAAGCAGGCGACTCCCGGGACCACCGGCGAGGCGGCGGGGCAGAACCGACCCGGACGCTCCAACCTTTCAACCGCTGGCACGGATGAGCCAGCATGAACCTCCAGCAATACGCTAACCACCGCAAGGCGAACAACCTACGCGGGCAGTCGCATGTAGCAGTTCTTAACGCAATCAACCAAGGCAGGTTACACCCTCCTGCCGTCACTCGTAACGGCTCGCGGTGGAACATTAATCCGGAGCTTGCTGACGCTCAGTGGGCAGACAACACTGACGCAAGCGAACGCGGGGCCATGGGCATCGGCCCGGCCAAGCAAAGAGACCCCAATCAGCCAAGGCTGCAATCCAGGCCAAGGGGCAGCGCTGCCCAACCGGAGCAGCCGGCAATCAAAGGTGCTCCGCCTACAGCAGTAAGCAAACAAATTAAAACAGCCTATGAGGCTAAGCTTCTTGAGCTAGAGTATAAAGAACGCAACAACGAAACCGGCAGCATCGCCGAGATGCGACGCGAGGCCTTCACCCTGGGCAAGGCCGTCCGAGAGGGCGTGCTCGGTGTGGTGGCTCGCGTCAGCGCGGACCTCGCTGCGATGACCGATCAACTGGAGGTTGAGCGGCGGCTGGAGGAAGAGCTGACCGTGGCGCTGCGGAGCCTGGCGGATGGCTGACGCTGCAGCGGCCTACCGGGCTGCGCTCCTGGAGGGGCTGCGGCCGGAGCAGCTGGGCACCGTGTGGGAGTGGGCCGACCGCCACAGGATCCTCGGTGGTGTTGGCTGCCCTGAACCTGGCCCTTGGCGAACCGATCGGACCCCCCACCTGCGCGAGCCGATGGAGTGCCTGTCGGCCCGCTCGCCATGGCGGCGGGTGGTGCTGATGTTCGGCAGTCAGACCGGAAAGACAGAGGTTGGCTTGAACTGGTTGGGGTACACGATTCACTGGCGACCGGCCCCCACCTTGTTGGTCCAGCCGACGCTGGAAATGGCCAAGCGCTTAAACCGCCAGCGGCTTGAGCCGCTGCTGCGAGACACGCCGGAGCTGGCATCGAGGATCCCCCCGCCCCGGGCGCGGGACAGCGGCAACACAGCATTTCTTAAGGTCTTCCCTGGTGGCCTGTTCGTGCTGACCGGGGCGAACAGCGCGAGCTCTGCGCAGTCAATGCCAGCAGCCAACCTGTTTGCCGATGAGGTGTCGAGCTACCCGCTGGAGATTGACGACAAGGGCGACCCCTTGGAAAACTTCGAAAGTCGGACTGCAACATTTCGCAACGGCAAGACCTTAATCACGTCAACCCCTGGCGAGGAAGGTGCCTGCCGCATCACCTGGGAGTATCGCAACCGATCGGACCAGCGGCAGCGGCATGTTCCCTGCCCCGCGTGCGGGGGGTTTCAGGTGCTTGTGTGGTCCCAGTTCAAATGGGATGCGCCGGACGGGGAGGTGCGCTACGAGTGCGTGCATTGCGGGGAGCGGTTCGAGGAGCGGCATAAGGCGCGGTTCCTGGCAGATGCGATCTGGCAACCCTCCGCCAAGGGTGACGGGAAAACGGCAGGGTTCCACCTACCCAGCTGGTACTCACCCCTGGGCCTGGGCTACGAGTGGGGAGAGATCCGGGACCAGTTTCTCAGGGCCAAGGAAGACCGGATCCTGCTGAAAGGCTGGATCAACAAGCGCGCGGCGGAGGCCTGGCGCGACGACATTGAGAACACCTTCACCATTGACGGGCTGGCGAAGCGCAGGCAGGACACGGCGGCAGGCAACGGCTACCCGGCTGACACCGTGCCAGCTGGCGTCCTGGTGATCACGGCGGGGGTTGACGTGCAGGGCGGCGGCGGCTCAGTGGGCGAGCGGCTGGTGGTGAGTATCTGGGGCTGGGGCCGCGGGGAGGAGGGCTGGCACCTGGGCCATTGGGAAATCCACGGCGACCCGCAGCAGCCGGAGGTATGGGTCCAGCTTGATGCCGTTGCGGCCACCCACTGGCGCACCGAGGATGGGCGGGAGCTGCTGCTGGCGCGTGGCGGGATTGACGATGGGGGCCATGCCCCGCAGGCAGTACGGACGTTCTGCCAGGGCAGGATGCGGCTGTGGGTGCCGATGAAGGGGTCCGGTACCGAGAACCGGCCACTGATCGGGAAGGGCAGCCCCATCGACGTGGACAGCCGCAACCGAACTGTCAGCAAGCCGACCCGGGGCCTGTTGCTTTACACGATCGGCACCAATGCCAGCATCCTCCACCTGCAGGGCCGGCTGCGGAATGACACGCCAGGCCCCGGCTATCTCCACTTGGGGCAGGCGGCGACCGACCAGTTTCTGGCTGAGCTGTTCCCGTGGAAGAGGCGGGCGAAGATGGTCAAGGGGTTCACCCGCTACGAGTGGCACCTTCCTGCGGGCGAGCACGACGAGGGCGGTGACTGCACGAGGATGGCCTACGCGGCGCTGCAGCTGGTCGCCAGGCGCTACAACCGGGCGACCATGTGGGACCAGCTTGAGGCGAGCGCGGGGCGGGCACCGGCGCAGGGTGCCAGGCCACAAGCTCAGCCCCGTGCGCGGCGGGCCTCTAGCTTCTGGTAGCGGTAGGATTGCGCCATGGCATATTCAGCGCAGCAGCTGGCAGACCTTCGATCGGCGCTTGCCGAGGGGGTTCTGACGGTCAGGTTCTCGGACGGCCGGTCGCTGACCTATCGCAGTTTGGATGAGATGTTGCAGCTGGAGGCGAAGATGGCCAAGGAAGTAGAAGCCAGCGGTCAGTATAAGCCAGCACGGCGGAAATACTTCAGCTTTCAGAGGGCTTAAGCAATGGCTAAGCGAAAGCGGAGAGATCTTGAGAAAGCGCTAAGAATTGCGCAATCCCAGCTGTATATGCAACAGCAGAGAGCATACGAAGCTGGCAAGCAATCAAGGCGAAGCGAGAATTGGTATGCGCCGAATCGCGGGCCTAACTCTGACATCCGCGCTGTGCTGCAGCGGATTGTGGCGCGACATCAGGATGCTGTAGATTCTAGCGAATGGGCTAGCAAGGCTATCGTAGTTATTGTCAATAATTGGATAGGAGAGGGAATAATTGGAGAACCTGCAAATAAAAACAAAAAGTATGCACAATTATGGAATAATTGGGCAGACTCTACAGCGTGCGACTTCTACGGCAAGCTTAACTTCTACGGGCTGCAATCCTTGGTGGCTCGCACCATTGCCGTGCGTGGCAGCTGCCTCGTACGGCGTCGCATTGATGAGCGGCTGATCTTGAAGGGGTTGCCGCCGCTAACCCTTCAGGTCCTTGAACCTGACTGGATGGACATGTCAAAGGACGATGGCGGCAGCATCATATTCGGCAAGGAGTACGATGAAGATGGCAGGCTTAAAGGCTACTGGATCAGGAAGAATCATCCTGGCGAATCTGACTGGCGCAAGTCGCCGCTAGGGTCGGACTTCATCCCAGCCTCTGAGATCTGCCACGTCTACGACGTTCGCCGGCCAGGCCAGGCCACAGGGGTTCCATGGGGCGCAACATCGTTGATGCGGCTACGAGACATCGGCGACCACGAACAAGCGCGGTTAATGCTCGACAAGATTGCCGCTTGCTTCATGGGATTCATGACGGATTCCGACCCGGATGCTGTAGACATCCGCCTGGATCCTAATAACCCAGACTCTAACGTTCCAACCCTGATTGAGCGATTGGAGCCAGGCGCCGTAGAGATCCTGCCGCCTGGCAAGAGCATGCAGTTCAACAACCCACCCCCGGCCGGGAACTTCATTGAGCTGCAGCGGCACCACCTGCACGCCATTGCAGCAGGCTATGGCATTACGTTTGAAGCTCTGACCGGAATCCTGTCAGAAGTGAACTTCAGCAACGGCCGTATGGGCTGGCTGGAGTTTCACCGGAACGTCGGACACTGGCGATGGAATATCGCTATCCCTCAGCTACTTGATCCGGTGCACGAGTGGTTTGCTACGGCGGTGGCCACCGCTGGCATGGCACAGCGGATCGCGCTGCGGATGATCTGGACTCCGCCACGGCGGGAGATGATCGACCCGACCCGTGAGATCCCCGCTCTGGTGGCGGCGGTCCGGGCCGGCTTTATGAGCCTCTCAGAGGTTCAGCGCAGCCTTGGCTATGTCCCCGATCAGGTGATTGAAGAGCTGGCTCAAGATCTCAGGCGGGCACGCGATCAGGACATCGCCCTGACGGTTGACGCCAAGCTGATGAGCGGCTCCGGCGTAACCCAGGCTAGGCCCGCAGGATCAGAGATTCCGGAGCCTGATTCTGTAGCGTTGGATCCGGTAACATAACGCCATGAATCAGGATTTGGCTGCCACTGTCAAGGCCCCCGCAACCCTCACCGGTGAGCGGGCCTGCCAGCGCATGGCACTCCTGGCGCCTTCCAGCTGGGATGAGGCGACACGCACGGCGACCATTGTCATCAGCACCGATGCTGATGTAGGCGACGGCGTGCGGCTGCTCCACAACCGGGAAGCCATCCGCTGGCCAGCCCGGCCCCTGCCTGCGGACATCGACCATGCTCGATCCTCCGCCTCTGTCTGGGGCGCGATCACGGCGCTCGACCTGGGACCGACCGAAACCGGCGCCACGGCGTTGATCGGAACGGTTCAGGTTGATGGCCCACCTGAGGCCATGGCGGTGGCGATCCCTCGCTTGCGCTCCGGCTCAGCACGGTTCAGCGTGGATGCTCGCGTCTACGGATGGGATCCTGCAGGGCCGCAACAGCCTTTCGATCTGGCGACAGATTGGGAGCCTGTGGCTGTCTCCCTGGTAGTCGCTGGCCAGGATCCTGCTGGTGTCATGCGCACGGCGGACCCGTCAACGCATGACGCCGACCAACAACCCTCACCGGATTCTCCCCCGATGACTCTCCCCAATGATCAGGCCGGGGGCGACCCGGCGACCAACCCTCCCGAGGATCAGACCGTGACCACTCCCGCCGCTGCTCCGGCCCCTTCCGTCCCCGCGGCTGAGCCTGCCGGCGATGAAGTGGCCCGGGAGCTTCACATCCGCCGCGCAGCTGGCGCTGCCAGCCTGCCTGAGGCGACCGTGCAGGATCTGATCCAGCGCACCGCCGGCAAGGATCTTCCCGCCGTGATGGTTGAGCTGGCGCGAGCTGCCCGCCTGGAAGTGGAGGCCAAGGCCCCCACAGCCGCTGGCCACCCTGCGCGGGTTGAGGTGACCCGAGATGCTGGCGATACCCTCGTGCGGGCGTTCAGCGATGAACTGGAGCGCCGTTGCGGACTGATCAAGCAGCCCACCGAAACTGGCCGGCAGGTGTTTGGCCTGTCCCTGCTGGAGATGGCCCGTAGCTACCTGCAGTCCCGCGGGGTGAACACCCAGGGCATGGGCAAGAACCAGGTCGTTCAGCGGGCTTTCCATAGCACTAGCGATTTTCCGCTGCTGTTTGAAGCTGTCGCCAGCAAAACCCTTCTGGCGGCCTACGCAGAGGAGCCTTCTACCTGGCGCCCTTTGGCCCGTCAGCGCAACCTCCCTGACTTTAAGTCGGTCAGCGATCTGCAGATCGCTGGGCAGATTGTACCCGAGCCGCTGCTGGAAGGCGGCGAATACAAAGCCGGTACGCTGACCGAAGGTAAGGCAACATGGAAGCTTGCCACCTATGGCAAGAAGATCAACGTCACCCGTCAGGCCATCATTAACGATGACCTGGATGCCCTCTCCCGTGTGCCGGAGATGATGGGTCGCGGTTGCCGGTTGCTGGAATCCAACCTTGTATGGGAGATGATCACCACCGGCGCCAACGGCGCAACCGTCAGTCTGGACGGTCAAGCGTTGTTTGCCTCTGGCCATAACAACACGGTGACCGGTTCCGGTTCCAGCATCACCATTGCCGGTATGGATGCTGCCAAGCAAAAGCTACGGGATCAAAAGGATTTAGCTGGCAACAGGATCAACCTGACGCCGTTCTATTTGGTGGTGCCTAGCACTTTGGAAACCACTGCATTGCAGTTGCTTAACTCAACAGCCTATGGCCCAACGGCGCTAACCGGCAATGCTGGCCCTAACGTATTTGCTGGAAGTGTTGAGCTGATTGTTGAGCCTCGCCTTAACGACGACAGCACCAGCGTCTGGTACCTGACCAGCTCGCCTACTCGCGTAGAGATGATCACGTTCGGTTACCTTGCTGACGAGCCTGGCCCGACGATCACCAACACCGAGAAGCGTGACCCTGATGGCGTTGAGCTGCTGGTTCGTATGGACTTTGGCTGCACACTCAGCGACTATCGCGGCTTTGTTCGCGCTGCTGGCGTGGCCTGATTCTTTATCCTAACCCCAACATTGTGGAGACCCCATGAAAAACTTTGTCCAATCTGGTGATTACATCGAAATCACCGCCAGCGCCAATATTGCTTCTGGCGAACTGGTCCAACTTGGTTCGCTTCACGGCGTAGCAGTTGCTGCCATCGCCAATGGCGAGAAAGGCAACATCTGCCTTGAAGGCGTTTACACCCTGCCCAAGTTGACCGGCGCATCGGCTGACGCCACAACTGCTGGCGGCCCGGTCTATTTCTCCTCTGGTTCCGTCAGCGGCTCAGATAGCTCGGGCACCAGGAAGCTGGTCGGCTATGCCCTTGAAGTTGCCGCTCAGGCCGCTACTACCGTCAAGGTCCGGCTGTCCTGATGGGCTGGGCAACTCTCTCGGCTACGGCTAATCGAGTTGCCTACAACAGGCTGGGCAGTGTCGGCGTTACCGCTGGCACTGTCACCGGCCGGGGCTTCCTGCGAATGCCCAGCGAATATGTTCACAACGAAAGAGTGATCACCGATGAGTATGTCTTGCAAGCTGAGACAGCACTCTTTGGAACCCTTGGCTACAACGACAGCGTCACGGTTGAAGGCGTCGCCTATACCGTCAGGGAACAACCGCTAAAGGTTGATGATGGGACATTCTGCTTGGTGCTGTTGACGAAAAACGATGTCATCCCCCCTGCGGCCGAGAACCTCACCACGATCTCTGGCCTGAACCTGACCACGATTCTCGGCATCCCCCTGGTGACTCTCCCATGACGACTTCGATCACCAGCCTGCCAAGCGCCAGCGTGCCGCTCACGGGCACCGAGCGGGTGCCGATGGATCAGACGATCGGGAGCGCCGTGGCAGCCTCCGCCCTGGTGGTTGGCACCGGCTACCGGATCGAGTCGCTCGGCACCACCAACTGGACCGCTTGCGGCTTGCCGGCTGGGGTAACGGCGGCGGTTGGCTTGACGTTCGTCGCCACTGCGGCAGGCACCGGCACGGGGACAGCCGTCGAGGCTCAGACGGTTGAGGCGACCGCTGCGGCCATAGCGGCCCTAGCCCCGGCCACGAACCTCACTTACGACCCGGCGACGCGGCTGCTGAGCAGCAGCACCGGCACGGACGTGACCCTGCCGCTGGCGACCGATGCGCTTGACGGCTTGCAGTCGGCAGCGCATCGCGCATTGATTCAGGCGTTGATTGCGGCGGGGGTGATGGCAGCCGGCTCGACCGTCACAATCCCGCACATCCATGGAGATATTGCGGGTTCGCTATACATCCACATCAAGAA